CGGCCAACATCGCCCTCCCAGGAATAGCCGGGGAGCGGGTTAGTGCGCGTCGAGAAGGCGTTTATATTTATTGGGAACGGCGTCGCTCGCATACCAGTCCTGCCTTGCATCGCTTACGGCCTTGTCGTCTAGCGGTTCGTTCAGCACTTCCGCTGGGAACACATGCGTCCTCGGGTCCGCTCCAGGCGGCAAATGCAGCATGACCCACGTCACGCTGCGCTCGGCTTCGATGGCGTCAAAGCCGATACTGATCAACGCTTGGATTTGCGATTCGCCCCAGGCGGCTAGTTGTTCGGGGTTCATGCGGCCCCGTTGCGTGCGATCAGCCGCGCCGCCGCGTTGACCAGCGCGTAGGCTTCCGGCCCGCTGTAGCCGGCGTTACCCACCACATCGGCGACTTGTTGCAGCACGTCCTTGCCGGGTAGGTTAGCGCCGTTGGCGGGGTTGCCGGCGTCTTGCGGATGGCCGCCTTGCCCTGGCGCGCCAAATTGCATCGGGACGGGTTGCGGCTTGGGCTCGATGGCCGTTGGCGGAATCTCCTCCGGGAAGGGCGTGAAGTCGCCGCGCCACTCTTCGACCGTTAGAGGCGGCGTGCCATAGACGCTATCGAGCTTTTGCGTCGCATCGGCCCACACCCCCGCAATCGTGGCTTTCTCCATGTCGGTCAGTTCAAACAGCGGATCCCAAACCACCGTGTAGCCTTGCGGCTGCGGCACCGGCAATGCGCCCCACGTCACCAGGCGGTCAATCAGCGGGCGCAAGATGGTCGGCTCGGCAAAGTTGACTTGGCGGCTGGCGATATGCCCGGCCCAGTTAGCTACATCTTGCGTACTCGCCAGGTTGCCGCGCTCGGAACCGAGTAGGATACGCTGCGGAATGCTGGTGGCGGCGGCGATAAGCGAGATCAGCACGTCAAAGGCGCCGGCTGGGTCAACCACTTCGCTGCCGAGGTCGGAAACGGTGACGCCGCGCGTTTTCATAAAGCGGCGTAGGCCATGCTCGTACTCGTCAAACTCCTCTTGGATGTTGGCGGCATCCTCGGCGCTTAGTTCCGCCGTCGGGTCGATGTTCAGCACGAACCCCTTCCGCATCAAAAGCCACGACGCCTCCGCCGCCCCGCCCACCAATTTCAGGATGTCGTCGAGCAGGTTAAAGACGCGTTGCAGCCGTGGCATCCCATAGACTTCGTTCTCCAATAGCCCTTCCGCCACATGGATGACGCGGCTGGCATGGACGCGCATGGTTTGCGATGGCATACTTGCGCCGCCGGCCATGTGGCTATTGGGGTCGCCGATGCTCAGATTGTAGATGAGCGGCAGCCCAAAGCGCGGGTTGGCCGGGTCGGTCTCAAATTCGGCCACGCTGCACGACGGCTCGCCGTAAGGGCGCAAATACAGCACCTGGTCAAGCGACGGTACGCGCGTTACCTCCTGCTCCAAATCGCTATCGCCGGCCACGCCAATCAGCAGCACGCCAAAACGGCCAATGCCACACAGCGTATCGACGCGCTGGCAATAGTGATAGACGCGCAAGCGCCCGGCAAAGTCGGCCCAGCCCTTCGCAAAAGCCGTATCGTCGGTCGCCTCCTTGTCACGGCCATCTTTGACCGTCGGCGTATCCCGCCACGTCTCGGCGCAGGGAAACTCGACCAGGCGACCGCCCAACGGGTCACGCTCAAACTTGGCCCAATAGTCGAGGATACTGAGCACTTTGGCGTAGCCCAGCACGTCGAAATAGTCACGGGCGCCGTTGAAGCTGGTGCCGTAGTTGCCCAGCGCCAGGCGGTCGCTAAGGATGCTGCGGGCGTTGACGGTGATGCTGCGTTCTACCATTTTTCCTCCTACCATGTTCCGGCTTTTGGCCCCGGCAAAGCCAGCTTGTTGAATGCCAAACTGCTACCATCTACCTGATCGTCATGCGCGCCATAGGGGAAGCTCGCTAGCTCATCCAAATAGGCAGAGTTCCAAGCGCCGCGCACCAGCTTGATATTGCGCGCCTCACATTGGGCGGCGAACGGTTGGGCGCGCGTCGCCTTGTCGCCGGTGGATCGTTCCGCCTTGACGCTGTAGCCGGCGAGGGCGCGGATGGTAACTTGCACGACGGCCTTACCGCTTGAGCCTGGTTCCTGTTCGAGCCATGTCGTCACGTTGCCGCGGGCGGCGTCGATTTGCGCTGTCTGGGCGATGATCTTTTCGGTGGCTAGGTCGCTAAACTGGCCGCGGATCACATCTTCGACATAGAACACGTTGTCGCCGTCCTTTGCCAACAGCGCGCCGACGGTATAGTCGCCGTCCTTTTCGGTGGCTGCCCGATCCCAAGCGCGGATCCGTGTCGCCTGTGCTGGCGCTGCGCCAACGATGCCAAACCAATCGCGCTGGAACATGCCGCCGCCGGGTGGGGTCGGGCGCTGCTGATAAAGGCTGGCAAAGAAATAGCTACCAAGCTGCCCGCGCAACTGTTCCAGTCGCTGGACCGGATAGCGTTCGGGGCAAAGCGCCGCCCCAGGTAAACGCGGATCATCCTCGACAGTGCAAGTAAGCGGAAACGGCTGTGGTTGGTCCGGCTTTAACGCTTCCATACAGACGATATGCCACCCTTCGGGCTCGTCATGTTCTTGGGCCAATAGCCAACCGGAAAGATCATCCTCATGCCAACGGGTTTGGATCACAATGATCGCCGCGTCAGGCGCTTGGCGTGTGGTAAAGACGCTGCGATACCAATCCTTTTGCTTGGCGCGGATCGTTTCGGAGCTGGCCTCCTCGGCATTTTTGAGCGGGTCGTCGATGATGCCCAAGTTGAAGCCTTTGCCGGTCGCCGCGCCGCCAACACCCGCTGCCCACATGCCGCCGCCGCCGTAGGTTTCCCATTGGCGCATCCCTTTCGCCTGGCGCAATTCGCCGCCGGTTGCCACGTAGTTGGTGCGAGCGTTACGACTGAGTGAATAGGCGAGGTCGGCGCCATAGGCCGCCAGGCCCACCCACCGATAGGGAAATTGCGCCAAATAATAGGCGCTGAACAGTCTTGAAATGGTCTCGCTTTTGAAATGACGTGGCGGCATAAAGACCATCAGCCGCTTGATCGAACCATTCAGGACCCGATCCAGCACGCCCAGCAGCCGCAGCACATGCGGATAAAACTCATAGCGCGGATTGGCCTGGCGGATAAAATGGGCGAAGGTGTCAGCCGTCGCCTGCCGCTGGCGGCTCATCAGTAGTTCCACCTGATCGGCTGCCGGCCAGGCGTGAACCATGCGGAGGCTCGGTGGCAGATTGTCCGGTAAGTTGGTTGAGGAGGCCGGTAAGGTCCAGTTTTGCGCCATCGGTTTCACTCTGAGCGAATTTGAGCCAATCCAACAAGTCTTTCTCGGTCGTGTCACCCAAGTTGCGGGCGATGCGCTTGGCGATTTTCAGCCGTTCGGTTTTGCGAGCGATGCCGGTCAGGAAAACCAGCCGGTCAACTTCCTCGCTGAATTCCGGCAGCGCCAGCCAGCGATAGAGAGTGCGTTCGCCAATGCCGGCCATGACAGCCGCCTCTTCGCGTGTATAGCCATCCGCCAGAGCAAAAGCCGCAGTTTGGGCTTTGGTCGTCCACTGAAAAGCTGCCATTTTCTGCCATCTAGGGCAAGTATCCTGTCGGAACCTGTCGTTTGACAGCTATATCCTCATGCGCACCTGTCAAAATATATCCTCGTCATCTTGATCGCACCGAACATATATGCTACATTACGCGCCATAGGGCCACACCAGCAGCTTACACGTTCCTACCCTATCGTTAGACTGGAGAATCACATGGAAAACACAATCAGACGCCCGCTCGACCTGTCAGCCCGCCAGTGGGCCGCCCTTGAGCAGATTGCCGATGCGCTGGGCGCTCGCGAGCCGCACGGCCGCGGTCACAACGTGCGCGTGACCAAATGGCAACTGGTGATCCGCGGCATCGCCACGGGCCAGTACATCGTCACCGAGCGCGAACCGTACCGGCTGCCGGTTGGCTTGGCTGAGGCTGCCGCGGCGGTCGAAGAGCGGCAACGGGAACACGAGCAGGTAGAAAAGGCACGGCGCAAGCTGCCGGTAAAGATGCAGCAACTGAGCATACTCGACCTTGAGCCAGCCTAACGGCTGGTTTTTCTTTAGCGTGCGCCGGCATAGACATAGATCAGCATTCCCACCACGATCACCCACATCAGCGCAAGACACAGATATTGCGTTGACGCCTCACGCCGTACTTGCAGTTCGGCCAACGCCAAAGCCACCGAGCAGATCAGCAGCGCAACTGCCGCGCGCCCCGTATCCGTCATGGCGCACTACATGCCGGTGATCACGCCAACACCCAGCACAATCACGGCGGCGCACAGGATCAGCACGATGGCGCTGCCCAGGATGCCGGCAAGCTGGAAGATCAGCGCCAATACCGCCAAGATGACGCCAAGAAGCGAAATGTATCTGCTCATTTGGTTTGTCCAGTCTCTAAGTCAACGAATCCTGTGAAATTCCCCCACTTAGGCAATGTGGTCGCGCCGTCCGTCGTGGTCGGGGGGACAGGGGTCAATTCGATCTTGTTGCTGCTAGATACCCACCTGTGCATCTGGCAAGCGCAACTGTCGGTCAAAACCGTGTAAATGCGCCCACAGCCAGGGCATTGCCAGGTTGCCAGTCCGGGCATTGAGTGCGTCGGTGACTGCGGCTCTGCCGTGCGCGATGGCTCAGAAGATGGCCCCGCGGTCGTGTTTGGAATCGGATGATCAGCATCCCAAGGATGCCACTGCCCATCGCTGCCCCAATAAAGGCCGCCTACATTTGTTCTCACGTTGTCCGCAACGAAAAGTCTCGTATGAAGATCACCTTCGACTAGCTCCATGTGATTTTCCTCTCCTAACATCCTCGCTAAATTGACAAGTGTATACAAATCGTGTATACTTACGTCATGGTCAACGTAATCTTTGATGACGACTTTGAATGGGACGCCGAAAAAAACGAGTCAAATCTCGAAAAACACGGCTTTACATTTGAGGAGGCTCTACTTATCTTCACGGGTGACACCCTCGTCATTGAAGATCGCCGCAATCCTGGCGAAATTCGCTATATCGCCATCGGGCCGCTTACGAGCCGCACAATGCTCACTGTCGTCTTTACGCGTCGGCAACAACGCCGCCGCCTTATCTCCGCAAGGGAGGCTACACCCAATGAACAAAACCGATACTATGCCCGCTTTGCCCAACGCCGCCGATAATCCCGTTTATCCGCCCGATCCCTCGCAGGAGGAGATTGACGAACTCTATGGGCCTGACAAGCTGCCTGATGACTTCTGGGACAATGGCGTCATGGAGTTTCGTGAGGGCAAAGAACACATTTCGATCCGCCTGCCCCATTATGTCCTTGACTATTTCAAGAGTGACGGCCCAGGCTACCAGAGCCGGATCACCGACGTTCTGCGCTACTATGTCATTCACCAGATGATGCGTCGGGCAGAAGCAAAAGGCCGCCAAGAGGCAGAGGCAGACGTGCGGATCGACTCAAAGTCTCAAGCCGTGTAAGCAGCACCATGTCTCAGGGTCAACTCTTCCCGCCGCCATCGGCGTATCCCGGCGGTAGCTGCCATCTTCGTCATGCAAGCGGATTTCTGTATGCAGATGCGCGCCTGTGCTATTGCCCGTTGTGCCAAGCAAGCCGATCACGTCGCCGGCTTTCAGCGTCTGCCCCATCTTCACACTGATTTGCTGTAAATGGGCATAAAAGGCATAGGCGCCATAGCCCTCCATCTCGCAGCGCACATAGTTACCGTAGCCGCCCTCGTCCCAGCCGGTAAAGGCTACCTTGCCGGCGGCCATGCTGTAAACAGGCGTCCCTTCCGGCAGCCCCGCCAAATCGGTTCCGTCATGGCCCCAAATGCCGGCTCCATAGGCCGGCGCAGGCTCGCCCCAATGCTGGGTAATCACCGCCCCAGGGAGGGGATGGACAAGATCCCCCCCCTGTATTGGAGTGGGTGGTATAGGCGCTGTAACGCCCTCAGATGATAGCTGCCACTCAAAAAAGTAAGCCGTGTGAATCTTGTAATCTGGCTGCTCGATGCTGCCCAATCCGCAGCCGTTGACCACATCGCCACGGTAGTCCCCTTCAATGCGGATGCCATAGCTGGGCGCAACTTCGTACATGGGCCAATCTAGGCTGTAGTCAGCGCCCAAGCCCTGCGCGGCCAGCCACGGATCGGCTTTGCGTTCGGTCTGCCGGGTGGCGCTGCCGCTGCTCCAGAATTGCGTCACCGGCACGCCCACGGCCAGCTTGCCGTTTTCGTCCAGAAGCCGTACGAAAATATTGGTGCGGCCTTGCGCCTCTTCTTTGTCAAACCAGCGCCCTACGGTCACGATAGGCGCCACGTCCGTCGGCATCAGGGCCGGTTGCAGCGTGCAGCCGCGTGCGGTCAAGCGCTTGTCCCAGACGATAGGCGGCGGCTCTGGTGGCGTTGGCTGTGGCGGCTCAGGGCGTGGCGGTCGTGGCGGTCGTGGCGGTTGTGGTTGTGGCGGTGTGGGCATCGGTTCCCCTGGGCTGATGTAGCCGCGCTTGACCGCGGCCTTGAAATCCTCCTGCACCAGCGGCTTGTTATGAATTTCGTATTTGTCGCCTCGCCAGCGATAGAGGGCCAGCGAATAGATCTTTTGCGTGCCGGGCGTGCGGTTGTGGTCATCAACCGATTGGTAGGCGTTCTGCACCCAACCGGCATTACGATCCAGCCAGGCCTCGTCACCCTGGTCGGTTTCGGTCACATGCACCGGCCTTGTAGCAAAGCGCGGCGGGATGGCCTGAATCGTCTGGTAGATGACGGGGAAATGCCAGTACCAACCCTGCACCTTTTCGGCGCTCCAAATCAGATTGGGGTCGGCTCCATGTGAATACCCGTGAATAGCAAGACCATCGCATTCAGTAACGGGCGCTAACATGCGCTTGTAATAGGCCAGCCAATCGATGCCACTGGTCACGTCCCACGGCGCAACGGCAGCCGCCATCACCTCACAATCAGGCCGCTCGTAGGTGATGGCCCGGTAGCAGCCATTAAAGCAATCGGCGTAATCTTCCGGTGAGATAGGGACGCGGTTTGGGTACTCCTGGGCGTGGTTCGGTTCGTTGGCGATGATGACCACCTGCACGCCGCCTGTATGCGCCATGTAATCAGCGCAGCGTTTGGCAAACTCGTCATACTGGCCGCGTAGTGGGATGGTGCCATCCTTGCCGTTATGCGCCCAGTTGAGGCGTAGTATCCAGTTGATGTCCGGGCGGATCTGCGTCCAGTTCTGCGGCTGCGGATTCTCGGCGATGGCGATTGACTCGACTATCCACCCTCCCGCAGGCACAAGGGCGTGGCCGCTCTGGTCATGCACGGCGTAGAGTAGCGCCATTAGGCCGCCGCCTTGAAGCGAAATTCGTGGCAGTAGCGGCATTTCTCGTTGTTGCAGGTGTGGAATTGGTGGCGATGGCCGCTGTCCAGGATGCAGGGCGCGCCGCACGGCGTCTTGCCGGCGCAAGCGTGCGATATGTCGCGGGCGTGCGGGCGTGTCTGTTTTGGTGGTGGGACGGGTTTGGCTTGGTTCATGCTGGTCGCCTGTGGAAAGTTTAGGCGACCGTTCTACGCGGCCTTATGTAGGCTGTGGCGTGGGCGTCGAAGGGTACAACACTGTAGGCCGCCGCATGGAACGGTCGCCTACAGTTGCCATAACGTTAGCACGCGGGCGCGTGTATGTCAACGAGCCGGACAGCCAGGGCATATATCTCATCCAAAATGATGAGGCCGCCAATCGTCCATTTGGACGATCAGAAGCTCGTATAGCCATTGGTAACGCGCCACCAGACCGCACCGCCCCCGTTCCTGTCCCGCCGCCGCCGCCGAAACGGGACGGGATGAGGTTGCGACGCGCGTGGCCGGGACGGCTCACAATGCCTACGCGACATTGGCGGTGTCATTCACAAGCCAAAGACCATCTGCCCAGCCACGCGCTGCCGCTCGCGCTCATAGCGGCGTCGGAACACATGGCTAAACTCGGCGTCATAGCGCAAATGGCAACTGGCGCAAAGGGCATAGACGGTGATGACCTCGCTTGTATAGTCAGTTCCGGCGTGGGCGCAGGTGAGCATGTTCTCGGCGCCGGCGTAGGCTTCGCCTGGACGCGTGCATTGCTTGCCACACTCCTGGCAGCACCAGTCCGCCGCGTCTTTGACGGCGAAGGCGATGGCGGGCCAGTCATGCGGGTAGAGGTCGAGCATACGCATGGGCATTATTTCCTCAGCTCCTGTTCTACGGCATGGATCAACTGGCTCCATTGCATCATCACATTTGATACGGCGTTGTAGAGCGCGGGCCGCACGTTCCGCAGCTTGGTCGCCGATCCTTTGGCAAGCTCCAAAATGGCGAGATGATCGCGCAAGCTCAGATCCGCGGGCATGGCCGCCAGCCATTCGGCGAATGATGGCGCAGCCGGGATCACGGTGTATTCGGCTTCGATGGCGTCAGGTTCCGGCTCAGGCTCCGCCACCGGCCCGGTCAGTTGCTTGGGCTTCTGTTCCCTGGCCGGCATGTACGCGGCAATCATGCGCTTGACCTGGGCGCGGGTGGGCGTTTGCCCCGCTGCTATATGCGCTTCCACTTCCAAGCGCGCCGCTTCCGGCGTGGATGGCGCGGCCAATTCATACAATGCGCCGGCGCTTAAAAGCGCAACGCGTTGCGCTTTTTCGGGTTCGCCATAGATGCGCGCAACGTTCATGATTGACTGAATGGAGCGTTCTTTCAAACCAAATTCAATCTCCATCCAATCCAGAAATTGCCGGTGCGGTAGAAGTTCCTTTACCGCCAAGAACGTTTTGCCGACGGTTATCGTGTCCCGCTGCCAACGCTTAATCGCCAATGCCGCGTCTTGCACGGTTGCCCTGTCCGCCTCGGCGACCGTAGCATAGTCATACTTGAGCGCGGCGTACTTATCTACCGCCAGCGGTGCAGGCTTGGGTGGCTTCGCCGGCTTGGGCGTGGCGTGTGGGCGGATGCGGCGGTGCCCAGAGGGCTCCCGGTGCGTGGTCATGGTGCGGCCCTATTCCCGCGTGGTTTCAATCCCGCTGTGTCCGCCAATTGCGGCCACGACAGCTTCAGCCTCTGCAAATGCGCCGCGGCGCTTGCCCAAACTGCCGGCTTGGACTCGTCAAACTGCGCCATCGTCGGCATAGCGCCAGCCATGCTAATCCGCTGGACCTCGGCGACAACCTCCGCTAGCGAAGGCACCACGTTGCTGCGGTGTGCGTGGCGCTGCGCTTCACTCTCAATCACACCGCCTTTTCTGTGCCCGGCCCGCTCTTCCCTAAGCCGCGCAAGCTGGGCGCGGCGGGCCGCGGTCGGGGCGCCCTTTGGGCCCGGCTTAGTCTTGGCGGGTGCGGGATCTGCGTCGTCGAGGTCGATGCTGCCCAAGCCGTCATCCTCCAGATCGTCGAGTTCATCAACCGCGAAGCTATCGGGAACCGTGCCATTCATATTCGCTCCTGATGGGGTTGCACAAACGCGCGCCTGCGCCCACGAGGCGGGCTCCCGCTCTTCCTGCCACTCCTCGACCGCGCACATGATCAGCCGCACATGGCCCAGGCTCATCGGCTCAAATTGCGGCACCGTGCCAGTGGTAAACTCTGCATAGCGGGTGTTGATCAGGTCGGTCAAATGTTGTAGCTGCTCAGTTGTCGGTTGCATAGCGCCTCCCGCAATGCCTCACAATGGCTCCAGCTTCATAATCCGCCGGCAGTCCCACAGCCAATCCGCCAGCTCCTGCACCGTGCGAATGTACTGGACGCACTCCCGCAACTGTGCCAGCTCATAGGCCGGGTACGTGAACATCGGCGCGGCGATGTACTCCTGGCAGTATTCGGCCACCAGCCGCACCTGGGCGTCGGTCGGCTTGGGCGCGAAGATGGGGTCGTTGCGGTAGGCGACGTAGGCGGCGATGGCCGTGCGGGTTGGTCCGTAAACGTCGCACGTAAGCGGGACGCCATAGCGCGTGTAGAGGTCGGGGTCGCGTGGGGTCATGCTTCCGCCTCGCGTCCCATGCGCCAGTCGCGAAACTCCTTTAGGATGCCAAACACCTGTTCGGGCTCGGCGCCGATGCGTTGCTCCAGGAATGACACCAGGAAGGCATCAGTCAACGACGCTTGGGACGCTTGCAGTAAGTTCATGGCAAGGCTGATCGCATCCTCAGGCGGGATTTGGGCGATCTCACGCGTGAAGCCTTCCGGCCCATAGCTGATCCGCACAATCGGCTGGCGCGTTTTGGCACCGAACATGGTTTCGACGAAGAAGCTCTTGCTATCGCTCATGGCTGGGGTTGCTCCTTCTCCGCTAGCCGTTCCAGCATGTCCTCGCGGTCGGCAATCGTCAGCGGAGCTTGCCGGCGCGCCTTCGCTTGCGAAACCATCACGCCGGCGATATTGTCCATGCCGGCAAAAGGATCGCGCTTGCCATAGGATCGCCGGAATTTATCGCGGTAGTCCAAATCTTCCTCAAACCAGTCGTTATAGAGCCATAGCCAACTTAGCAGGGCCATTTTCTGATCAAAGTCCATCTCTCTTATCAGGGCGTCAGCCCCCACAACAACAACGGCTTTTTCTGCCTCTGCCAGTACAAGCTCGTTGAGCGCGCGCATGTTGTTGTTGTTGTTTTTCTTCTTAGTTTTCTCTTGATCTTGATCTTTATTTAATACATTGTTTACTTGGGTACGTACTTCAGTAGGTGCTTCAGTAGCTGCTTGGGTACGTACCTTAGTAGGTACTTTGGCAGGTGCTTCAGCAGGTACTAAGGTACGTACTTCAGCAGGTGCTTGGTCAGCTAGCTTAGTACCTGCTTGGGTAGGTGCTTTGGCGGCGGGAAAAGCCATCACGAAAGGGAGCGGTTTGCCCTCCTGATCGCAGGTGTCAAGCATCCTTTCGCCTTTGGGCGTCGTCCAGTTACAGACCATCATCTGATTGCCCTTGCCATTAAAGCGTATGCAATCCGTCCAGCCCTCTGGCCGTGGATAGCTTGACGACTTGGCGAATTGCATCGCCTGATATTCCCACCAGTTGAGGAACTGGGCGTATTGTTTGCCCTCGACCGTATAGAGCAGGATCGTACCGTTCTCAACCATCAATTCAAGCCACTTGCTTACGTCTATGATTTCGATATGGTCATAGGGGAAGATTTCCTTTGCTAGATATAGCGGATGCGCCTTGAGCCGCCCCTGATCATCGGCAATGCTAATCATGCCGATTTGCAAAAGCCGGCCCCGTGGTGGTAAGGCGGCAAAATTCTCATTACTCCAAACCGAACTATCCAACATACGTCTACTCATGCTATATTCCCTTTCAATATGGTTGTTGTTGTCTGCCCCATCGGCTGCCCTCATCGGCCCGTGGGGCGCTTCTTTTGTTCGTTACTACCCCTGCTATTCCCCGTCTGCGCTATCAAGCCCTTATGTCGCTGGGTGAATCCCTCTCTGTTCTGAAAGGCTATCTGATATGGCATCACCCGCAGATGTCGAACTTCGGACGACCTGGGTTGCACGGTTCCTGCAAACGAAGCGTGCGCTCAATCGCTCACCGAACACGCTGATCTCCTACCAACAGCACCTCAACCGCTATCTCGACTGGTTGGCC